TTACGCCACCTCGCGTATCGCCTTGTACGCTGCCACGCTTTGCGCCCGCACGATTTTGCCGCGGAAGGCCAGACGCGAGCCGACATACGCATCCGTATTCGAAGCATCGTTATTCGCATGCGCACTCGACACACCGCCACTCGCACTCGCACTGTAGTACCCGCGAGAGACCACACGGACTGTGGCGGTACTTATCCAGTACTTATCGGTATAGTAGGTAGAAGACGATCCGTTCAGATTACCCACCGGAACCAGGTCCATATACTTGCCGTGCGCCACGCCTGTTATCCATTGATCACTGGCCGTTTTTCCCTGTACCCAGCGAACAGTTCCGTCCGGCATCCAGATACGCCATTTGCCCACGTTGCCGCTGTTGTTCGGCAGATCCACGCCGTCCATCATGTCATACTTGTTGCCGTAGATGTCCTCATAGCCCAGGCAGCAGATATTGTTCACCTGCACCACAGTCGCCTGTCCGTATTCGTCACGGCTCTTATACCAGGCAAACTGGTGCACCAGATCTTCAATCAGCGAATTCGTGATTTTGTTGTTGATGGCATACGCTTCATCGTAGCCGATGGTGTCTGTCATCCCGTGTTCTGCCGTTCCACCTGTTGTCCGGTTATTGTTATGCTGACCGGCACCGCATTGTTCCTGCATGTCCCTACGCCCGTACTTTGCATAGCTCAGGTTCGCGATGCGGCTGTGCATCAGCGAGTCTATCTGCTGCATGCCACGCTGCTGGCTGTAATAGTGGAAGTCCGTCCACGTCATGCTGGCAGTGGTCGAGCCGCCGGTTATGCAGGCGCGCAACTTGCTGCCCACTACAGAACTGCCCACAACGGCACACAGATGCTCCTCATTGGCCACCCAATCCGGTTCCATGTCCTCTATCTTGTCGCTGTTGCTCAGCACCACGCAGTCAAACTCTGCCGTGTTCAGAATGGAGAAATGCAGGGCTGTAGCACGTTCCGGAACGTCTGCTATCAGATACATGCCGGCTTCAAATTTCAAGCCGATGGTCGGCACCACGATGCTCTTCAGGATGTTTCCTGCATCATCCACAAACACACTGCCGATAAGCCCCGTACCGGGAACGCTCGGAAAGCGGACACGTCTGTAGCCGGATACATCCACCTTACATACCGAATAGGCCTTGTCAGTCGTATAGGATTCCATCAACGTAGGTTTTCCGCTCATGATCTTGCGTTCACCCAGCCAGCCGCCCTGCGTTTCCTTGATGGCATCCAGCGTCAGTACTGTCGCCTCCGGAATCGGGGGCATTTCGTCCTCCGGATAACTGCTGTAGCAGGCATACTTCTTGTTGTTCAGATAATCGTTGATACCCTTGCTCCAGTAGAACGGCTCATACATCATCCAGTCACCCTCGCTGCCGTCCAGCTTCGCCACCGTGCAGTCGTTCATATCCTCCGCATCGGCATAGAAGTTCGAGCTTTCGTCATGCAGGGGGAAATAGGTCATCTCCCCGTCCGGGTTGTTCACTTCCACCTGCTGCCCGGCTATCTCCACCTTCCGGCTCGTTGGCATCTTGGTCACCTTGGCCAGTACGCGGTGGCGCTTGGACAGGATGGCATTCACATGCCCGCTCATTTTGTACGTATTGCCGTATTTGTACCCCGTCTTGTTGTCCAGGTTCGAAATGTTGGCATCGTCGGCCACACTGTCGTCAAACTCAATCATCGTATAGGGCGGCTGCTTGATGGTCAGTTCTGGATAACGGGCGGCATACTTCTCCAGTTCCTCATCAGCCAGATACTTCGTCAGGGTCAGCTTGCCCCTCAGTCCCGAATGCCTGTCATCCACCGCACCCGTCTGCGTGTACGTTCCGTAATCGAAATACTTCTTCAGCAGGGTTCCGTCGTCTTCCCTGTCTATCTCCAGCACAAAGCGCTCCAGCTTGCCGCTGCCGTTCAGTCTGGCCTGATGCAGGCGTTCCAGCATGGCAAACCCGTCAATGCCGGGGCAGTTGGTGTAGCGGTAGCCCCGCACATTATTGATGCCTTCCAGTATCAGGCCACTGTCCTGCAGCTTGGTCAGATATTCCAGGAACAGTTCCTCAATCGTGTCCGGCAGGCATAACTGCACAACGGGCGCACCGGTGGCCAGTTTCACGCGGGTCAGTCCCGTACCTCTTACGTCCAGTTTCTTCAGCCGCCCCTGCCAGCTCAAATCCAAGGTGGCCACGTTTCCGTTGTCCCCGTTCCGGGCAAGCAGGTTATTCCGCATGTTCACTTCTTCCAGAAGCAGCATCCCGTTCGTCGAGGCCATGAACGAGCCGTTCCGGTATCCGCTGGCTTTCTCCACGCTCATATCCAGTTTTACCAGTGAGGTCAGCAGACCGAAGTTGAACCCGATGGCGAACGCATCTTCATGCCACACCAGTTCCTTGATTTTGGCTGCACCGATAATCTTCAGCGGGTCATTTTCGCCGAACGAACGGGTCAGCTGCAGGGAATGGAGCACGTCCGCATCCACCACACCGCTGTCAGCCTGTACGCCGTTGCTGGTAGATAACTGCACACGGTACGGGATGGTCAGCCGGTACTGCATCGGTTTCAGCTTATAAGCCTTGTCCAACGATGCAGTACTCTGGTAGAACTGGGCACCCAGCGTAGATACATAGCCGTACTCCACCTGCTTCAGGTCGTACCGGCGCTGGATGAAATAGTTCCGGTGCGCTTTCAGCGAACCCTTCAGACCGTAGATCTGCGGATAGGTCTGTTTCGCGCCGTCCGCACCCACCGGCATTTCGTTCAGGAACGGGTAGATGTATTTGAAGATACCGGACTTGTTGTACAGTCGTGAGCACCACTTCTTCATCTGTTCGGTGTCAAAATGGTCAACGGCCTTCTGAATACTGAAGGCGCTCATGAAGCTGGTACCGCCGTTCACGCCCTTGGTCATCACTTCCTCCAGCAGATTGCCCATGTTGCCCAGTATCAGGTTCCACAGCCAGCTGTTGTGTCCCTGCATCACGTAGGCACCGTCGCGCTTCGTCTGACGGTTGTCGTCATACTTCCCGGTCAGGAACGACTTGTTGTCCGAACCCAGCTGGCAGTCCCCGTCGTAATAGGTTATCCACCACATCACACCGTCCCACGTCCGCACCAGCATGTTTTTTGCCAGCTGGTCCACGCCCAGGTTGAACTGCACATACAGGTAGTAGGCAGCCAGGTTGGGCAGGTTGAAATACTTCCCGGCTTCCTTCCTGAAGGTCGGGCTCACCCATTTCGCAGTCGGGAACCTGTTGCCGTCATCCTCATAGTCCACCCCGTCAAACGTGTGCGACTCCCTGTTATAGGTCAGATTCTTGCCGGCAGGCGTTTCCTTCACGCATCTGTACAGGAAGCCCATCATGCGGTCCAGGGCCTTGTACATCTTGTCATATTTGTCACCGGTGCCCAAGTGTTCCTTGATGTTCGGTTCTTCTTCGGCATCGCCACCGCCGTCGTTCCAGAACACGTCTTTCGGGTGGTTGAACTCGAAACCGCCGTCAAAGTTGAAATCCATGAAGTCCGTATGGTCGGGCTCCGTGGACGGCAGCCATCGGAACAGGCACAGGTCATTCGAGTTGTTCAGCGTCTCGATGCAGATGGGCAGGTATTCCTTCGGCTGGTCGCCGTTCGCCTGCAGGTAGTTCAGGGTGTCGCCGGTTCCCCATTGCTCGCCGCCGATAGTCTTGTCCTGACCGAATATCGGGTAGCTGTCGCTCTTCTCGTTGTTCATGTTGTACTGGCCGTAATAGGTCAGGTCCTCGTCCACACTCTTGGCCACAAACAGGTCACAGGGCAAGCCGTCAATGGCCGAGCGTATATCTTCCTTGCACGTATCTGCATGGTCGGCGGCATACTGTTGGGCAGGGGTCAGGATTCCCATTTCCTTCATGCCGTCATGAATGAACTTCGCACCGCCCGTGTTGGTCGTCATGGAGGAGTCTGAAAAGTCACATTTCGCACAGGCAAGTTTTGCGCCCACCGAGTTGCCCCGCAGCCGGAACAGGTTCTTCTTGCCCTCCGTAGCTGTCGGGTTGCTCTGCTGCCCGTTACCGTCTATCTCGCCGTAGCTCATCCGTGCCGTATATCCGCTGGCTGTCTTCTGGAAGTAGAAGCGCAGGTTCTTGCGGGCATAGTTCACCGAACTGGTACCCTGAATACGCAGATATATGTCACGGGCTATCCAGTCCAGCGCCCGGTTCTCGCCGTTGTAGAATCTCACTTCCCGGCACAGCTTGTTGGCCTTCTTGTTGTTCAGCTGGGCCAGCGCATCCATCACGTTCAGCGTGTCGCTCTCGCTCGGCACCTCACTGCCCACGCTGCCCGTACCTATCAGTACCAGGATCGAGTTCCGGCGCTTCTTCATTAGTCCCATCAGCTTCTCCATGCTCACTGTGTCCCCCTCGTTCAGCACGCGGTTGTCCTCATCCAGCGAGCGCACGCCCGGTTCCCCGTCGGCATCTTCCAGGTGGTTGCGGTCCACGATGTAGTTGTTCAGCACCTCGTCCGAGGTCAGCGCCTTGTTATAGATGCGCACGCTCTTCACGTTCAGGTCGGCACCCGTTGACTTGAACTCCAGCTGGCTCTGGATGTTGAAATTCACCTTGTCCAGCCATTTGGAAGCTGCCGATTCTTCACCGTTCACATAAAAGCCGATCAGCGTGCGCTGTTCGTTCGTCTGCACGTTCGGGTAGAACACGTAGGTAATGCGGATGTTCGTACCCGGCTGGAATTTCGTACCCACCGAGTCCTCATAGCGCAGCACCTGCCCGGCATCCATCGCCTCGGTCACCACACCGGTCAGGAACTTGGCCTCTTCCGGGGTCACAATCAGCCCGTACCGGTTGCCGTTGTCCAGCTGTCCCAGGCAGGTAATCAGTTCCGCGTTCGTGTCCGTCACGTTCGCCGTGCTGTATTCTATCTCCAGCGTCATGCCCACGTCACGGATGGCAAAGCCCTCCGGCTTGTCCGCTTCGTTGAAGGGGCGGTATCCTCCGTCGGCCGTCAGGGTCATGCCTGCACCGCCGGCCAGCAGCAGGCGGTCCTTGTGCCAGCCGCTTCCTGCCCCGTATTCGTTCACGCTCCACAGCACGTCCCGGAACTCCATGCGCTTGTCACCGCTCACCCAGCTGGCCGGGTTGTTTTCCGTGTTGCTTCGCCCGAAGGCATCAAACGTACACACCGCATCCGGTGCCAGCGTAGCTTCAATGTCGGGGTGCGATGCGGTGTTCACCCGCACCTCAAGCACGGCATCACCGCACGACACGCGGTAGTCCAGCGGTTCCACGTTCACGTTCGTCCGCCCGTAGCTGCCGGTCTCACCGCGCTGCAGCAGGTCTTCCTTCACCACACTGCCCTGATTGGTCACTTTTACGCGGGCCGTGTACGCATCGCGGTCATAACCGGCATACGAAAAGCTCCATGCCGTGAACTGCTCTGCCTCCAGCACCGGGTGTTTCCAGTCACGCTGGAACCCCGCTGCCCGGTGGCTGAACATCAGGCCGGCATACGCTGTCACACCTCCGCCTGCCTTCAGCAGCGTAATGTAATGCACCTGGCTCACCACACCGGAGTTCTCATGCTGTGCGTAGGCTTCCACCACGTTCGTACCTTCCTGCATCTGCGTCAGCGGGATAGTCACGTTCTTCTGCTGCACCCCGCTGCCGGCCGAAAGACCGAGGGTAAAAGCCTGGCCGCCGTTCACACGGTAGTAGATGTTCTTCTCGCCGCTCGTACCCTTGGCCGTAAAGGGGATGTTCACATCGTTCCGGTACCCGCCGTCGGCCAGCCCGTTGCCCACCGAGTAGGTGGTCTCCAGCGTCATGGCCACCATGGTCACCTTGGCTGTGGCCGTCTTCATCAGCGTGCCTCCCTGGTAGGTAGCCTGCGCCTCCACCTGCACGGTATAGGCGGTAGCATCCTTCAGGTAGGGCGATGCGTCAAAGGTGTAGCTCTGTCCGGCTGTCACACCCGCAAACTCCGCATCCTGGAACTCACTGATCACGGTCGAACCGCGTTTCACAATCACGCGGGCTTTCAGGTCGCTGTAGCCGTCCACCGTACCGCCACCGGCAGTACCCACGCTCACGGAGTATTTCACCACAAAGCCGCTTCCCAGTGCCAGGTACTGCTGGGAGGGAAGTCCCGCTCCGCCGCTGTCCGTCAGGTCAATGTTCACCACCACCTTGTCGTCGTCGGTGTACTTGGAAAAGCGCACCTCCTTCGAGCTCTCGCCGCCCTGGTTATCCTTCTGCTTGACGGTCATCACGTACTGGGTGCCGTCCTCGCTGTCCTGCACATCCACGTCCGTCACCGTACCCACCATTGCATCAAACACCGTTCCGGATGTAGGGGGTTTCGTCTCGCCGCCCACCAGTTCCTCGGTAGGGGTACGGTTTGACAGTTCCTTCTTCAGAAACGCTTCGACATCGTCCCCGGCATAGGCATGATAGGTGCCGTCCGGCTGTTTCTGGTTCCATAGTGTTTCAAGATTCATCGGATGTTCAGTCGCATTGATGATTCCGCTTATTTTCCTTTTTGCCATAATACTGTCCTTTTATAATAATCATTCATTTATCAGTTTTACTGCTACCGTTCCATGCGTCCGACCCGTTCCACGGCTCGTCGCCTTTCCAGTATCCAAGTCCGAAACAGCTGCTGATTGCGGACCATACCAGCCTTGCCCCGGCATAGACAGCCGACAGGGCACGTTTCCCCACATACGCAGCCGTTATTTCCTTACCGCCTATGGTTATCATCGTCAATCCTCCTCATAAATCAGATACAGCGTATTCGCATCCTTGTCCGGCAGTGCCTCGTAAGCATCCCCGCTCATCACCTCATGCCGGTAGGCCAGCAGTCTCAGGCGGCCTTCTGTTCCGGTATATACGGCATCGCCCAACAGGTAAAGCTTGTCCGGCAGGATGGCTGTCCGGTCCGCATTCATGAACATGCCGGCAGGAGGCACACCCGCCACGTCCCAGTCCCCGTACAGGGTGGAGTCCATGTGGTAGGCGAATTTCCCGGCACCGGCCACATACACCACGCTGCCGCCCGGCTTGGTACACTTGTCAGGTAAAACGTTTCCGGTTTCCATCCATGAGGAAAAGCGTGCAGTAGCCCCGCCGACGGCTGCTGCCGTAGTCTGTTCCACCTTGGAAGCGGCATTTTCTGCCTTGGCTGCCGCTTCGTTGGCCTTGGTCGCGGCTTCCGTGGCGGCCTGGGTCTTTTCCTCCAGTCCGGCTACGGCTCCTTCCGCTTTCTTGGCGGCAGCCTCGGCACGGGCGGCGGCATCGCTCGCAGGTTTCCCTATCAGTTCCAGAGGTACGTTCACCATCTTGCCGTCCTTCTCGCCGGGCAGTGATTTCACACCGCTCAGCGAGGTAACAGTTTCCAGGTCCTCCACACCGGTAGAGGACTGGAGCACACGGTCCAGCACTTCCTGAACCATTTCTTCTTGCGTCATTTCTGCCATACTCATTCGTTTTTATGGTTCCCTGCCTGCAGCAGTTCATTCAGTCCGTCAATCACGCAGGGCAGGCAAAACTGTTCTATCACATACCGCACCGTGCCGGTTTCCTCGGTGCTGTATTCCTCGTCACCGGTACTGTCCAGTATCTTGAAGGCCAGCCGATGGGCCTTGATGCCGTTTGCATGGGTATAGAGCAGGTCTGCCACCTGTTCACGCACGTCTGTAATCCGCCAGTTCCTCTTGTTGATTCCGGACGGAATGCGGAATTCTTTAAAGTTCAACTTCATATTCGTATAGTTTTTATCGATGAATACTCACTGTATAGGCATTATATTCATTCCCGCTGAAGGTCAGCAGGAATTCAACTGTATCCCCGTTGCCAATCTCCCAATATTGGGTATTCCCAAAATTGTTGTCTCGCAGATAGGGATGTTCATCATTGTCCACAGAATTACCGTTTATTGTTATCTTATTTGTTCTGCCGTAAACTTTCACATTCACTCCGCTGCGCTTTACCACAGTCAACCTGACTGCCATATCTTCAGTGGATTGGATACCCAATCCCAAAGCCGTACGCAAATCCGGCAGGCGGGGAAGCATCAACACGCAATTGTTATAACTACCGTTTACTTCCACATATTTCCCTTTATTCAGATTGACATATTTGGCTTCGTTTTCTTTATCGAAAGAAATCCAGTTCAGCCTGAAGCCTTCCACAACGCCTTTCAATATACCGTCTCCCGTACCTAAAAACGCATAGTTTCGATTGCTCAAGCTACCAGACACGTTAAATATCAGCCCATAATTCGTATAATCGTTTCGTGTATTGATGAATCTCCCCAACAGAGGGGTTCCTAAATCTGACCAGGTGCCGATAATGGATTGCATCTCATCACCGTTGAATCCTATCATCGTATCAAAAAGATACATGCCGTTGCGGTCTCCTTCCCGGTCAATTCCGATGTGACCATACGAAATGCTGAACCCGCCTATCTTTCCGGTGTTTGCGTCAATTTCTCCGGTAAACTTACCATTCTTTGTTTCAATACTACCGTCTTCTAAAATCCTGAAGTTTCCGTTGGCTGTCACCAGTCCCTCCAGCTGTATATGGTCGGCTGTCAGCTTGATTTTGCTCACGGGCTTGCCGTATTCGTCTGTTTCTTCCACACTGACTCCGATAAGGGCCACCTTGCCGCTGGCATCCTGGGCATACAGCCCCGCACCTTCCGGCTTGATCACCAGCCCGGTTTCTTTCAATGCTTCACCGTCCTTGTCAAACACCGCTGCTGAAATCTTCACCAGCCGGTCGCTCTGTTCAAACAGTGTCCGGTATTTATAGGCCAGTGCGTCTGCCTTGTTGGTGCTGAACACCAGCAGCGAAATGTAAATCACGCCCGTAAACGACAGCTTGAAGTCGCCCGTTCCGTTCCAAAGTCCGTCCAGCGTAAACATCTTCTCACCGCCCGCGGGCAGGTCTTCTTCATGGCCGAACATGTTGAAGTTCTCAAACCCGGTCTTGTCAGCACCCACAAATTCTATTTTCAGCCTTCCGGCCTTGACTACCCGGTAACTGAACGACAGATACACCACACCGGGCACCCGTTCGCCCTGGCTGTTCGTCTGCCGGTACTCCGGTACCAGGCGGAAGTCTTTCAGCCTTTGCATGATGTAATTGTTCCGGATATAGGCATAAGGCACCTTGCCGTCAGTCCGTATCTCGGCATGCCCGTCCGGCTTCGTACCGTAAGGACCGCCGTTCGCCCAGATCCAGCGTCCGCCCAGGGTGAACAGCGTAGCCTTGCTGCCCGTCTTCCATTTGTCCATGCCGTCGGCAAAACTGCTGTTGTCCAGATAGCTCTGTTCTTCGCGTATCTCCTTGCGCAAACTTTCCACGGCTGAATGGATTTTGCCTTCGGTTATCTCAAACCGCGTCAGGATGTCCTCGCCGGTCATCAGCACAAACGTACCCTTCAGCCACACGTTGTCGGCATACAGGCCGTTTCCTTTCGGCTGGTTGTCTGCCGGGAAATCGCTGCTCTTGATGCCGTCCAGCTTGCCCAGCCGGCAGCGCAGGCAGCCGTTGAAGTTCTTGGCCTTCACACCGTCCAAAATGTCTATACGGGGCCGCCCGTCCTCCGTGGCCGCAATGGATATAAGGTTCTGCCGGAGCGGGTTTTCCGTGTTGCCCATCAGCACGCACTCATCGCCGGCCTCCGGCTTCACCCCGCCAAACTCGCTAACCGGAACCATCACCCCGCCGGCTATCACCGAGGCCACCTCCACCCAGTAGGATTTCAGCTTTGCCCCGCCTGTAACGGCACAGCGCATCAGGTCATGAGCCACAAAGCCCGATTCCTGCTCAAACAGGATGCGGTAGTTGTCACCCTGCTTCACCACGTCCTTGATCTTGCCGTTGGCTGCCGACACCACCAGCTGGCCGCACACGCTGCGCACCTGCTCAATCAGCAGTTCCAGCGCCACCAGACTTTGCCGGGCAGTCACTTTGTCCACCGTCAGGTTCGTCAGTCCCGTCAGCTGGTCAATCCACAGCTGCCAGCCCTCACCGGTCAGCCCGTCCACAAACTCCGTGCTGCGCAGCAGTTCGCGGATCACGGCAGTCAGGTACTCGGCATTGCCCTCACCGTCCACACTGCCGCAGGGCTTGCCGCCGGCAGCCTCGCCAAAGGTCACACCTTTCAGGAAGCGGATGGGCTCTTTGGCCGTGTCCGGCTTGCTCTTGTTCAGGAACTCTTTCTGGCTGCGCCGGGCGGAAAACAGGTTGTTGTCTGTGGGCATCGTCTTGTCCCAGCTTCGTATAATGTCCGGAAGGGCAGCGCCTTCCGTCTTTGATTTCGTATAGCTTTTCAGCGCACCGATGCTGTCCGTCACCTTGTCAAACTTGCCCACCTGCAGCGCATCGCTTATCTCGATGTCCATCTGCCCGGGTTCGTTCACCTTGCGGCTGATTTTGGTGATACGGCTCTGACGGTAGCCTTTTTCCGGGAAATACTTCCGGCTCTCTAGCTTCACCCGTCTGCCCACAAACAGGTCGATGCCGTGCTCCTCGATGTACACCGGGTCTGTCGGAGCTTTGTAGGCGGCAATATCCAGCCAGTGGTCCCGGTTGTACTCCTCAACCGCTGCCGCAAATTCCTCTTCGGCCAGCCGGTAATACTCATCCGGCATCCGGATGTTCCACAGGATATAGGTATCGCCTGCTCGGGGCACCATCTGGCCGCCCGGCAGCTGGGTGTCGTCATCGTAGGGCCAGATGGTAATCAGTTCAAATTCCCTTGCCGCACTGTCGTAGTTCACCTCAAAGTAGTGGTCATCGCTTTCTCCCAGCCCGGCCAGGTCGCCCGTCTGGAACGACACACGCTTGGTCTCACCCGCCAGCTCGTACTGGTTGGGGTCAAAGTCCAGTTCCCCGTCCCGGAAATAATAGACGGTGAATTTGTTCCCTTCTTCGTCCGTCACCTCCTCGCTGCGAACCGAGCTTACCGTACCGACCCGACGGGGGAAGATGCCGCTGAAGGCATCCTGCTCGTAATGGTCATAGATGCCGTATTCATCCACGCCCTGCTCGATGTACTTCCTGCCGCCGGGAAGCATCAGACGCGGGCTGCCGTATTTCTCCGCATCGATGTTGCGGGTCGAACCTACCGGGAACAGGCGGGTGTAGAACTTGGCCGTGTTGCTGGTGTCTTTTTCCAGCGAGGTCAGCCCCTTGCCATAGCCAAGGGTGATTTCTTCCCCGTGCTCACAGCGGCACACGTTCACCGTCTGCCCCTCAACCCACCATTCCACCTTGCCGCCGGCCTTTTCGGCAATGGCTTTCAGCGCCTCGTCGCAGTACATCCCCTCGTAGTCTATCGTGATCAGCTCCGTACCTTCCACCGTACCCACCTTCCAGTCGGTCGTGTGGCCCATGCCGTCATTGATGGCTTTCACCACCATCGCCGCATGCTCGCGGGGCGTGGCTGTCAGGGTGAACACCGGGTTCGTGTCCCCGTCCGTCGTCTCCAGCACCAGGAACCGCTTGATCAGGCTCTCCACACCGTACAGCTTCAGGTCATAGTCCCATTCGCCCTCGTTCACCTGCTTCGGAGTGTAGCGTTCCGTCAGCCAGTACCGTTCACCCAGATAGTCCGTGTAGTCGTTCACGTCCAGGGGCAGAAAATCATAGTAGCTGAACGACAGGGAAAGCACATTGTCTCCCTGTACCTCCTTGCTTTGCGTCGAGCTGTCGTTCACGGCCACATCCGCACGCTTGTTCCCGGCTTTGTCATATATCGTTAGAAGCATATTCTAATAGCGTTTGAATTGTCGTGCAAGCGAGTGTCAAAGAGCTTGCTCGATTTGACCGAGCGCAGCCGACAATCAGCTTGCTGAATGGTTATATAATCGGTTTCGGTTCCCGGAACTTTACCCGGAACTTTCCGGCATGCACGCCTTCCCTCCACAGATAGGTCAGCGGGGTGAACTTCGTGCAGTCGGCATACTTCACCCGCAGCTGCAGGTCCAGCTGGGGGAAACGGATTTCCAGCCAGCCGGCCTTCCCTTGCTTCAGGAAATTCACAAAGGCAAAGTACTGCTTCATCCAGCCTGCCTGGGTCTTGTTGTACAGGGCAAAGTGCAGCGTCACGTCCCGCGCCTCGTTCTTGGGGTTAAGAACTGCCGAGTATTTCTCACCGTCCTCTTCCCGTATGTCCACGGCGGTATCCTTCTTGGCCTTGCTCGGGGTCAGGATGGCCGTCAGGTTCTCCATGCCGCCGCGCCGGTCTTCTACCAGGAACACGCCGTATTCCGTCCAGATGTCCGTGCCGTTCACCAGCACCAGTCCGCTCAGTATATTGCCCATATCACTTCACTTTTAGTCCGTCACGTATCATTTTCTTTATCACTTCCTTCAGTTCGCCCAGGTGTCCGGCGCTCACACCGGTGTTCTCGGCTATCCGGGCCAGATGCCCTTCGGCCGTGTCCATCTTCTCCACCACGCTTTCCAGCTGTTTGTCCATGCTGCTCCAGTGCTGCAGCCCGCTGGTGAACATGCCCTCCAGCTTCGTGCCCTGGTCCTGCGTCATGGCCGTAAAGCCGCCCGCTTTCGCACTCTGGCTGGTACCGCCGGCTTCGGTCTTGTCGTAGCCCGTAGCGGCAGCCAGGTTGTCACGCAGGGCAAGGGCTTCGTCCACATACTGCATGTACTCTTCAGTCAGCGCGTTCCGTTCCGCCTCGGTCAGTTCGTTGTCCTCCATCGCCTTGCCGAACTTCTCCCACCAGCCTTTCAGTTTTTCGCTGTACAGTTCGCCGATCTTGTTGCTCAGCATCGCCCGCATGAAGTACTCGGATATATCCTCCGCTGCATCCTTCGCGCCATACTTCATGTTCATCAGGTTGTCGATGAAGCTGCTGTACATTCCGTCAAACGAAATGCCCGTCAGCCCTTCATACAGCTGGTCGGTCAGTTCCTCCAGCTTGCCGGCCTGGTCTATGTAGTCATCCAGTTTTTCGGTCAGTCGCCCGCCGTAACCGCCCTTGCCGGTGTTCTGTATCTGCGTCCACATGTCCACGTTGCTGCGCAGTGCCTTCATTTCCTCCGGGCTCAGGCTCCACAGGTTCCCGTCCCACCGGCGGCCGATCTGTCCGCTCAGTTTGTCTATCTGTGCCTGGCTGAAGCCGCCCCAGTAGTAGTTCCAGCTGTGGTGGCTACCGTGGTATCCGGCTTGAGCCATCGCCATCTGCAGGTAGTTCGAATTCGTTTCCTGCTGCATCTTGTACGCGTCGCGGTAAGCCGCCACACTCTTCGTCCCCTTGCTTGCCTTGATGGTATCGGTCAGGTCTTCGATGGAAGTCTGCAGTTTCTCGTTCCGGTCTGTAAGGCGGTCTATAGCCGCCTGCACTTCCCTGGCGTTTCCGCCGATGCCGAACAGTTTGTTGAAACCTCCGAAAGACACCGTGTTCAGCAGTCCCCCGATACCTTTCACAAGGGAACCGCCTATCTGTTTGAACAGGTCCCCGCTGAGGATATTGTCGAGTATTCCGGTTATCGCATTGAAAATGGTGTCTATCAATGATGAGATAATCGGACCGATACCGTCTTTCAGCAAATCCAGTATGGAGAGGATGGCCGATATGATCTGCCCGATGACTCCGGCACTTGACAGGGTCTCGGACATCTGACTGATGGCATCACCGACCTTGCCTCCGATATTCAGTTTTGACAGACCGGTAAGCATGTTCTGGATTCCCTCAAATGATCCCTGCAAGGTTCCGCTCGCAAAGCCGTGCAACCCGTCGGATACCATGTTCAACCCGTCAACCGTGTCCCGGGAGGCACTTTTCACCTCCCCGGCAAGCGCCTTCATTTCAGAGGTGGCGTTCAGGTATTCCTCGTCAGCTGAAACGCTGGACGATTGGGCCGTTTGAAGGGCGATTTTGGTACGTTCAATTTCTGCCTGGTTGCCGCTTTCAAGAGCCTTGTTGTAATCGGTCTGCGCCGCTTTCAACCGGATGAATGCCGCTTCCTGCTGCAGTTCCGCATTTTGCACACGTGTTACGGCATCCCCCAAAGCGTGCATCTGCGTTTGTAACCGGGCAAAATCCAATGTGCCGTTACCACCGGGAAGCATGCTTTGAATACGTTCAATGGCATCGTAGACGACCTGTTGGTCTGCGGCTCCCGTTTTTTTGAACTCATCCGTCTTGACATACTGTTTAAGCTCGCCAAGCAGGTTCTTCATCTGGTCTGCAAGCAGGCCTGTCAAATCCCCGAATGCTGCTCCCCAGTCTATCTTTTGGGTCAGGGCTTCCATGTCCACTTTGTGCACAGCCGCATCACGCTGCTTCTCCAAAGTCAGCCTTTCGCCCTGGGACTGTGCCTTGCGGATTTTCTCGGCATATTCTTCAGCGATGGCCAGTTTCTGCTGCTGGAAGGTCCCGTATTCCTTCAGATAGTCACGCATGGCTTCCGCCTCTTCCCTGTACACGTCCGCCTCCGCTTTTTTCCTTGACTCGGTGTTTGAGGCACGGGCTTTTTCAAGTTCATCCTGTTGCTCCCGGGTAAGTCCGTTATCTCCGGTAGAAAGACCGGCTTCCTTGTTCTCACGCTTCCAGTCGGCTTCCTGCCGGTTTATCTCTTCTTTCCGGGCGTTATAGTCATATTCGATTTGTGCCAGTTTCTTTTCGGTACCGGCTTGCATACGGTCTATCTCTTCCTTCCGGTTCTCGGCCTGCAGGGCGGCAAGATCCTGCGCCAGCCTGCGCTCTGTGGCAAGCCGTTGCTTGGCTTCCGCTTCCGGATTCTTTCCGGGCTGTTCGGGGTCGATATGCCCGCCGATACCTGACTTCTGTTCCAGTTTCAAGCGCTCCTTGGTTAAATTCTCCGCTGCTAATATATATCCGTTATATTCTGATTTAAGCCGCTCTATTTCTTCCTTTTTTTTCCAACGTCCGTTATTATTCTGTTTATATGATTGATCCGAAGAAAAGAAACGGTCAACCTTTCCTCCATATCCCCACCAAGTATCAAATTCACTCTCATCCTTCGCTTCTGCCTCGGCTATTTTTTCATCAACCTCTGACGCTTTTTTTACTAAATTCTGTACTTTCGCTTGGAGGAAGAGGGATTGTACATAATCATCACTCTTTTGTATGATGGTATCATACCATTCAGAAAGTGTTTTATAATACCCGAAAGATTCTCCGTATTTACGGTTCAATTCCTCCACCTTGGCCTTTTCCTGTTCCTTGCTGCCGGTGAAGTTCTTTATCTCATCGATGACCGATTTCAGTTCAAAGCGTGTACGCACCATCTGGGCACGGCCGTCCTTCTCTATCTCGGTCATTTCCTTCAGCGAGATGCTGAATTCATCGACGCCTTTTTTGGCGCTGAACAGGTCTTTCGTCCACTCCCAGATTTCATCACCGTACATTACCAGCAGCATGATGCCGGTGGTCATGGCCGTCTGCCAGGAAAAGAGCGAGGACAGAACCTGCTTCCATACCGGTGTACCTTTCTTACCGGACTTCTGCAGCTCATCGTATTCCTTGCGGGCACGGGCCAGTTCGTCCGTAAAAATCGGCAGGTTGTTAGATATGGCCAGGAAGAACATCTGCGGTCCCATGGCCAGTGAAGGCATCTCACGGGCTATCTGCTGGATACTGTTGTGCAGACCATTGAACTGGCGCTGTGCGTTGGGTACATCTGCAGGGGTAACCTGCACGGATTCCGATTCCTCCTGCAGCAGTTTCAACTGGCTTCGCAATTCCTCAAGCTGCTTCTCCAGTGCATGGATCTGCGCGATATTGGCACTCTGGTCCAGATTGGGGGCAGCCGTCTCCCCGGCAAGGCGCAGCCTTTCCAGTTCAGCCTCCAGCAGCCTGACGGTATTACGCAGTTCCAGTGCCTCACGCTCGGCCTTGTTCATGCCGGGCGTGAGTTTGTCCTTCATCAAAAATTCAACTTCTACAGGTTTGCTCATTCCAGTTTGCTTTGAAAAAATCCTACTATATCGTTCGCTTCATCCTCGGCGCTGCGCTCCGGGCTGGGAACACCGTTTCCGCCGCCTTGCTTTTTCCGCACATACCGCGGCGCGTCGCTCAGCATCAGTATCAGCGTCTGGTAATTCACACCGTCCAGAATGTAGTCCACACTCCAGCCCGTTGCACTCGCTATCTGCCACACGAAGCCGAAAGGGCTATGGGAACCCTCATACCGGGTCCTTAACTCCCCATCCTTGCCTGGCTCAGTCTCGGAGTCATCGGGTTCGCCCGCGCCGCCGAGCTGATAATATTCATAAAATCCTTCGTGCCCATCAGACGCTCGAATGTCCGGAACATGGCCGTCAGATAGCGCCACTCCACAAAGTTCCGCAGCACCCATGCCGTCACCCCGATGCCCACGTGCCGCGACACGTAGCCCCGGCATACCGTATAGGCCAGCAGACGGCTCACGGCCTTGCCGTGTTCCGCTACAAAGGCCAGTTCCTCGGTCTTGTCCTTCGGTTGCCAGTCGGGTTTGACACCCATCTTCAGGTATTCCCGCGCCAGCAGAATCTGACCCCGCAGCCTCGGACGCTTCATCGTCACGCGCACCTCCACCGGGCGTTTCAGCCACGGAAGCTTCCACCTTTTAAGAGGAACGGACACGCCGCTGTCCAGCAGCGCGTCCGCACACTCCATCTCTATCAGTCGTTCCAGCCGGTCTGCCATGCGTTAGCCCTCCTCGCTTTGGAGCGATGCTGCAGCCGCGGCTTCCGCTGCTGGCAGCTTGTGCTCTCCCCACTCTTCGGGCAGGGTTTCCGAGTCAAACACGCCGTAGGGCTGCGAACCGTCCTCCGGCATAGCCACCTCCAACGTACATTCTATCTTGGCCGTTTCCGTAAGCGTCAGCTTGCCGCCCAGATTGGAAAGCAGCGTGCCGTTCGGTATCAGCACGCTCTGTCCGGACACCAGGCTGAGTTCCCACGGTCCCTGCATCAGAATGGCGGCCTGTGGGGCAGTCCAGCCAACGGGGGTCTTCTTCTCGCTGTCCTCTTTCTTGTAGTGCAGCGATCCGCCCAGCAAGGCATGCAGGTTCTTGTAGTCCATCTGGATTACGTTGAATGTGGGCGCGATGCTGCCGTTGCTCTGAGGAATAATCAGCACCGGGGCTCCCGGCACCTGTTCCGCCTCGATCTTCGCAGCCTCGGGCTTCTGCCCGCCCAGGTCAAACGAACCTTTCTCGATATAACCCACTACAAAATCCTTGTATTTTACGGCACCGAGGCCGTACATAAAATTCTTGTTCATCGTTTTTTCAGTTTGATGGTTAATAACACACCGGCCAACAAGCCGGCCAATATACCTGTGATAAACGTCCGCATCCGGTTCGGAGGGCGTTTTTCTACCGTTTGAACGTCATTCGAAGTTTCGTTCCTGGTCTCGCTCCGGATGCGTGTCAGCTCTTCTTCATACCACAGCACCAGCTGCTGCAGACTGTCGCACGAGGCTTCGGCCACAAGGTTTCCCTTGCCGTCACTGCCTACGGTCAGGTTGGCCTGTCCGCTCTTGCCACGGTACACGGCACCTTCAGGAAGCTTACGGAGGCTGTCCGCCGGTATAGTCAGCTTCACCGAACTCGCCGGTATCCCCGCCATCACCAGTCCCGCCCGTCGGCTTCCGCTCGCGCTGTCGGCGCTTGCCGATTCCGTCCGGACTTCCCGGTTCATGCTCTTTCGGTGACTCGCGCAACCTGTCAAGCACAGGGCAATCGTCACGATGAGGACAGTTTCCGGCTGTATCAATAGCTTTTCTAAGACGGGCCATCTCGCGCGTATTGCGGGCCAGTTCTTTCTTTGTTTCACAAAATTCATCTTTTAGAGGTTTTACAATATTTTCCATCAAAATGCGGGTGGCATGTTCGGCGTTATCTATGCGCATGGCCTCTGCACCGGCCTCGGCCTTCATCGCTTCCGCTTTCGCTTTTCTCACAGTAGCCCGCAAGGAGCCAATGGTCGCCACCGTACCAACCAGGCCGCCGCCAAGGATAATGTTCATAAATTCGCTCAAGTCCATACCACCCGGTTTTATTATTGATTAATACCTATTTCTTTCAACCATTCCTGCACATCGAAACTCGGACAGGCTTTCGCTGCCAGTTCGTTGTGTCCTACAATGCGTACATCAGGAAATTTCCGGTGAAAATCCTTCACATACTTCTCCAGTGCCTTTTTCTGGCAGCCGGTGCGGGTGTCTTTCGGGGTCTTACCGTCTTTTTCCACGCCCCCGGCATACACGATGTGACGGCTTACACTGTTATATCCCTTGGCTCCGTTGGTCACTTCCCAAGGGTCCACCTGTGCATCCTCATTGTTTTCTACCAGACGTTCCACGCCTCCATTCAGGTGGAACAGGTCGGTATAGCCAACCTGCTTCCATCCTCTTCCTCCCTGGGCAACCGGAGAAGTATGCCATTTGCGGATGTCCGCCGATGATACCTCACGTCCCTCCGGAGTTGCCGTACAGTGTATTACCAGATATTTCAACTTTGCCATAATCATCATGCTTGATAGCCGCTCATCATTACCACTCCGGCATCCTCTTTCTTGGGCATGCAGATGAAGTAATGGCGGAAGTTAATCAGGTTACGCTGGTTCAACGGGTCGTTCTTTGACTCGGAATAATACATCTTGGTAGAGCCTGTTGCCTTGAAAACCCGCTGTTTGTAGAAGGCAAACGAACACGGGAATTCACCGGCTTCTGCCGTTGCACCCAATGCCTTTTTCACTCCGGCTGTAGTATAAAGCGGATTGTTGCCGTACTCATAGATTTCAAAGCCGTACAGGTTGCCTACCTTGCCGCTGTTGCGGTCAATGTTGTACTGCTCGCGGAATGCCTGGCTGGTCAGCAGAAGGTCATTCACATGGTCGGGGCAAAGCACCAGTCTGCGGCCGTCTGACGGCACGCGCAGGTTGTCAAGGGCACGCTTCATTTCTACAAGGTCATTCACGGTAAGGCGCAGACGGTTTGTAGCCGGATCTTTCTCGCCGGTAGTCTTAAGCACCGGAGTAGTTTCCGTATTTTTGTTCGCACAAAGCGCATGGGCTGCCTTGGTGAACTTCGCATCATTGATGCTGTTGGCATGTCCCTCTTTCACACGGGCGGTCTTGTCATAACTGATTGCGTAAAGCTCATCGTCTGTAATCGGCGTGGCCTTGGTCTGGAATTTGTCCAACTTGATGGCAATATCCTTGTCTTCCAAAGCCTGCACATCAATCGGATAGGTTTTGTTGTTAATCAAGACATCCGGATCTACACCAACTTCTACCAGATGAATCACATCGTTGTTCACGATACTGCTTTGGTCGGGGATTCCCGCCAGCCAGGTTCCTTCCAGTCCGGCACGAAGCACCTTGACAAGTTCCCCTGTCCAAATTTCCGTATAAACCCCTTCACGGAGTATTGAAGCACTCTGCGGGGTCATTCCCATAAAGGCTGCCACCGCATTCATTCCCACAGCTCCGGCCACCGGAGAGAATCCCAATACCGAAGCACACACGACACCTGTCAGCGTATTGAACAGAAGTGCCGTCAAAAGCATTACAATTTTTCCCATTTTCTTCATTTTAAAGGTTTTCAAATTTCACAGGTCATGCCGTATTCAGCCTTGTACAGGCGCTTGTACTCCTCCGGGTTATGCTCGCGCATTTCAAGCAGCGCATCACTCGGGACATCGCTCAGTTTGGCATAGGTGGACGGCTGTGCCTGCTGCTTGCCGCCCTGATAGCTCAATACAGTGGAAATCTTCACCTGGGGCTGCATGGCATCAAGCACATTCTTCAGTTCATCGACACCGACCTTCTTGCCAAGTTCGATAAACTGTGTCTTCTTGTCTTCTCCCAAACGTTTTTCCACCACTGCCTTTTCCACAAGACCGGTAATACGGGCCAAAGTCAGCTTCCCGTTTTCTTGCTTCAGGGAATCATTCTCTGCCTTGGCTGCTTTAAGTTCATTTAAGGCTCGATTAACATCAGCCTCCGTTGCCGTTTCCGGCAGCCCCAATTGAAGGGCCAAAAGTTTCAGTTCCATTTCTTCTGTTGTTTTTTGGTTATTAATTAGTGGCAAAGGACAATCACCATCCTTTCCCAATGTGATTTGCTTCCCATCCTTCATCAGTACGATGGCATCATCATTGGAACCTACGTCCACCAGTGATACCTCATACAGTTTGCTTTTGGTTATTGTCGGGCTGGTCTGCCCTTGCAGCAAATGTTCGGGCTGGTCACTCAGTTCCAGAATATCTATTCCGGCACTCACCATTCTCAGGCTGCCGAATTCAAACTGTTTCTTGCATCTTTTACTGAGGTCGGTTGCTTCGTCAAACACCAGTTCCCCGGTTACCTCACCATCCTCTACCCGAAGGTCCTTCACATAGCCAATCACGTTCCCGCGTTGGTGCATGTACAGCAGTACCGGGTTTCGGCAATACTGCTCCACACTCATGCCCGATGTCAGCACACGGCTTCCGTAGCTGTTCAGGCTGTCGTTTGAAATTCTTACACGTTTACTCATTTTCTCATGCCACGCCTTTATGCATTGGCGCTGCAATATTACAGAGCACTTACCGGGAAGCCAAAAAAGTGTGCAATGGTTGCACACTTCTATGAAACCGTTGCACATTATTTTGGCTGCAAGCTGATAAGCAGACAACTTTGCGAATAAATCGGGCAGGTGCAAGGAACTCCGAAGCCTGCCTTTAACCCTATATTCTTTATTATATGACAAAGGCAGAAATCGAAAAGAAAAAATCTCTTGCACGCTCACTGTTCCTTTCCGGTATGGAGCAGACCGAAATTGCGGAGAAAGTGGACGTGTCACGCGTCACCATCTCAAAATGGTGCACAGCTGACGGATGGAAAGAAGCAAGGGCCGCAAAGAACGTAACCCGGCCGGAACTGGTAAACAAACTCCTGCTCACCATTGATACACTCATTACTCAAGTCAACGAATCAAACGACCCTGCACTTGTAGCCGGTCTCGGGGACAAACTGGCCAAACTTTCGGCGGTGATCGAAAAGTTAGACAAGAAGGCCAATGTAGTGGATGTCATTGAAGTGTTCATGGCATTCTCCAAATGGATTGAATACCGTTCAACCATTGACCCGGAAGTGACTCCGGAACTGGTCAGGGCAATCAACAAGTACCAGGATCTGTATATCACCGAACAGATGGGCATAAAATAAAACGGCTATGGCAACAGCAGCGGAAAAGAAACAGGCATACGAACAGTGGAAGGAACACTGTAAAAGAGTGCAGTCCATCACGGATACGGCTTTGCTCGCGGGCGAGACACCGGCACAAAAGGACAGGCGTATTCTGCGGCTGCAGGGTAACTATGCCGCGTTCTGTGAATATTACTTTCCCCACTTCCTCACCTTGCGTGACAAAACCACCGGGGAAGTCATACGCACCATCCACAATGCACCGTTCCACAATGCGGCAGCGGCTAAAGTAAAAGGTACACCAAACCTGAAGGCAGTATTCATGTGGCCGCGTGGCCATGCCAAGTCCACACACATGGACATCTTTGTTCCGCTGTGGCTGATGTTCCAGCCCAAGCGCCTCATCAACTTCATGGTGGTGGTCGGCAAAAGCGAAGATTCAGCCACGCGTCTGCTGGGGGATATTCAGGCGGAACTGGAGCATAACCAGCGCATCATTGCCGACTTCGGCAAGCAGCAGGGGAATGCCTCCTGGCAGGATGGGGAGTTCAAGGCAGCCAACGGGGTGAAATTCCTGGCTTGCGGACGCGGACAGTCTCCGCGTGGTCTGCGCGACCGGGAAGCACGTCCGGACTACATCGTCATCGATGACTTGGATGACGACGAACTGTGCCGCAATGAGAAACGGGTGCATGACATTACAGACTGGGTGAAAGAAGCCCTTTTTGGTGCACTGGATGTGGGCCGGGGGCGTTTTATCATGGTCGGGAACCTCATTTCTAAAAACTCGGTGCTGGCCAATCTCACCAAGACAAAAGGGGTACATGTATCCGTCATCAAGGCAATAGACAAGAACGGAGAACCGGTATGGCGCGAAAAATGGACGAAAGAAGAGGCGCAGGAATACAGGGATTTCGTAGGCTACCGGGCATGGGAAAAGGAGATGATGCACAACCCCATCGTGGACGGCACTATCTTCCGGGCAGACTGGATTCGTTACAAGAAACTGCCCAGACTGTCCAAGTATGAAATGCTGGTCTGCTATACCGACCCCTCTTTCAAATCGACCACTTCCAACGACTACAAGGCTTGCCGCCTTTGGGGCAAGATTGGGAAGGAACTGCACCTTATAGACTGCTACGTCCGTCAGGATACCGTTTCCGGAATGGTGCGGTGGCTTTACGACCTCTACGAACGTACACGCGATACGGCAGCCGTCCAGTTCTTTATGGAAGCGAACTTCATGCAGGATGTCATTCTGGACGAGTTTGAGGCAGAAGGAAATCTGCGTGGATACCAACTGCCCATCATGCCGGACAAACGAAAGAAGCCGGACAAACTCCAGCGCATCGAAGCGGTGTCACCATTATGGGAACGCGGTTTCGTATTCTACAATGAGAAGTTGAAAGAATCGCCGGATATGCAGACCGGAATCGAACAGACCTTGGCTCTGGAGCGTGGCAGCCGTATTCACGATGATGCACCGGATGCCGACGAGGGAGCCATCTGGATGCTGCAGCGCAATTCAAGACAGGAGAGTTTTCAACCGGTGTTCGGCAAAAGGCCGACCGCCAAAAATATATGGTAACATGATACAGCTGATTAAAAGAATGATTTTTGCATGGCGCTATAAACGTGCCGTTGCCCGTGCTTGCAAGTATGCCAAGCTCTACGGAAGAAAATACTACGTCCTGTATATGGGCGGCAAACTGAAAGTTGTCCCCAAAAGGAATATCTGCGAACTGATTCACCGCCACCGTTTCCGCAAGGGAACCACTATCCGGGATATAGAAAAAATGGCATTGTTCATCACTAAATAATAAGGTCATGTTCATTACAGAAGAAGATTACAAAGTTGTCATCGGCGACAACGCATTGAAGGTTATTTCGCAGGTAAGCCCGGAAAACCGTACCAATGCAGAAGCGGAAGCCCGGGAAGAAATTGCCGGTTATCTACGGCCGAAATACGACTGTACGGCCATTTTCTCTGCACAGGATGAACATCGGAACCGGCTCATTGTCATGTACACCTGCGACATTTCACTTTACCACATGAGTGCAGCCATGCCGCAAAAGATGGGAAGCGAGATACGCAAGGAACGATATGAACGGGCCATCAAGTGGCTTGAAGGCGTACAGGCCGGAAAAATTATCCCTGATTTGCCCCTGGCTGTCGGAGAGGACGGGCTTCCGTCCGGAAATTCATTTGTTTACAGCTGTCAAAAGCAGCTTCATCATAACTGGTAGGACTATGGATATTAAAGACTTTTTCAGCGGTATGTTTTCCAATAAACCGAAAAACGTACTGCAAACGCCATACGGCAATTTTAATCTGGCCAAGGGGAAAGACATCAAGCGGGTGCAGAAAATGGTCATCGACCTGCAACGCACCACTGATGCACTCACCCGGAAAGACATCAAGAACTGGCGCGATGCCTGGCAGTATGCCATCAATGTGGACAGCCCCAGCCGCCAGCGCCTGTACGACATCTACCGGGACGCGGAAATAGACCTTCACCTCTCCGGGTGTGTGGAGCAGCGCAGAGGTTTTGTCATGGCACGCTCTTTCAAAATCGTGGATATGAAAGGGGATGAGAACGAGGAAGCGGTTCACTTCTTTGACCAGTCCTGGTTCAAGCAGCTCATGCGCTATGCACTTGATTCAATCTACTGGGGGCATTCGCTCATCGAATTGGGCGACCTTTGCACTGACGGCGACGGCTGCATCTGTTATTCGGATGTGAAGCTTATTCCGCGCAAGCATGTCATTCCTGAGTACGGACGTGTCATAACCGACCTCGGGCAGGACTGGACTACCGGTATAGATTACCGCCAGCCGCCTTTTTCCGACTGGCTCATTGAGGCCGGCAGACCTGACGACCTCGGGCTGTATCTCAAGGCAGCTTCACAGACTATACCCAAAAAGAATATGCTGGCTTTTTGGGACACTTTCGGGGAGATATTCGGAATGCCCATGCGTATAGCACGCACCACTTCGCGCGACCAGAAAGAGATTGACCGTCTCGACAAGATGCTGCGTGAAGCCGGAACCGCCCTCTCCATGGTGGCAGGAATGGAAACCGAAATCGAATTTGTGGAAAGCGGCAAGGGGGATGCGTTCAATGTCTATGACAAGCGAATCGACCGGGCCAACTCCGAACTGTCAAAGCTCATCATCGGGCAGACGATGACCATCGAGGACGGAAGCAGCCTCTCACAGTCCGAAACGCACCTTGAAGTGTTCCAGAACCTCGTGGAAAGCGACTGCGACATGCTGCGGGATATAGTGAACAACCAGCTCATTCCGCGCATGGTGCGCCACGGATTTCCTGTTAAAGGGCTGCGCTTCGATTGGGACTACTCCATTGACTACACGCCCGAACAGCAGAAAGCTTACGAGGAAATGGTACTGCAGCACTACAAGGTGAAGCCACAGTACTTTGAGGAAAAATACGGCATTCCGTGCGAGGAGAAGGAGCCGAAGGAAGAGCCGAACCCGACAGATCCGAAAAAGAAGAAAGACGGCAAACCGGCTGAAACGCTGTCCCGTTTTTTCGACTGAGCCCCGATGATTATTCGGGGCTGCACCAGCGGTATGCCCACCTGTTGGGTAAACAGGAACTATGCCTCTCCATGGAGGACGAGGCAAGACTCATGCGCGACAAGCTCACGGAACGCTTTGACCGCATGATGAAGGTATTGTTCCGGCAGGAAGGGGCAAACCTTGAAATAGGTATCCTGGCATCCGAAGAAGCGCAGGATTTTATAGAAGCTCATTCTTCTGTCCTGAACGGTTCATTCCGGCAGGTGGAAATATCCGAGGCCATGCGCAAGCGGCTGGAGCGTTCCAACTATGTATTCTCCGGCTTGAAGACCTTCCATGAACTGAATGAAGCCTTTCCCTCCCTGTTGGATGAAAACGGTAATAGAAAGACGTTCGAACGCTTTTTGAATGATGTCCGGAAGATTGACGAAACATACAATTCAAACTATCTACGGGCTGAATTCAACTTTGTACAGGCTTCGGCTGAAATGGCAGCCAAATGGGAACGGTTCATGCAGGACGGCGACCGCTATTATCTACAGTACCGCACGGCCGGGGATGCAAAGGTACGTCCCACCCATGCAGAAATGGCCGGCATCACACTCCCGGCTTCAGACCCGTTCTGGGCAGAATTCTATCCTCCTAACGGATGGGGCTGCCGCTGTTCCGTGGTCCAGGTACGCAAATCCAAGTATCCGCCTACAGACCACGAAGAGGCCATGGCAAGGGGGGAATCAGCTTTGGAAGTTGACAAAAAGGGAATGTTCCGGTTCAATGCAGGCATGGAACAAAAGACGATGCCCGACTATAATCCATACACCATCAAGCGCTGTAAGGATTGCGATATGAACAACGGAAATATGAAACTGGTCTTCGTTCCGGAAAATGAATTGTGCGCCGCATGCAAACTGGTAAGAACATTGGCCAATGCAGATGCCAAACAGATAAAGAAGCAAGCCAAGCCATTGCAGGGAACAGTTATCACGAATAATGAATTCCCATTCCCGGTAAACATATCAAAACGCACGCTTCAAGAATGGACCAACCAGCCATACAAGTTCTACCATGAAAAGAACCTCATGCTTCTGGATATAAAGAATGTATTTGCCAAAGCCAAATACCTGGGAACAGCAGATAACCACAAAGGTATTCCACACCTCATACAATCGCACATTTTCGAGATAGAAGTAAGAGGTGAAAAAGCACTGATAATAGTTCGGGAATACGACTGGCACGAATACACGCTGCACAGTCTTTCAGAAGGAGGTGAATTATACAAACATATAAAAAAGAAAGAATAGCGAAAGACGCAAGCTCCGGGAACTACAATCCCGTTCTGAACATCTAACGCTATTCCTCACTGCAAATATACAAAACAATTTTTAAAAACAACCCGTTATGAACAAAATTATCGAATTTCTCAAACAAAGCAACCGCTACAAACACCTTATTGGCGGTTTGTTGGTAGGCATTTTGGCCTTCACCCCGTGGACAGCGCTCTATGCTGCAGCTGTCGCAGCCTCCTGTCTGGAACTGAAAGACAAACTGAAAGGCGGACTTTGGGACTGGATAGACTGGTCTCTTACCGTTATAGGCGGCATATTGTCGGCCCTATTTTGGTGGATAGTGTAATGCTTTAGCTCATTTTGCCTGTTAAATCAGTAACTTTGCAAGCGGTAGAGTTCCCCAATAGTCCGTGTGGTCTATCGCGGGTACAACAATGCGAATGCGAATGGCGGTGTGTCGAATGCGAATGCGAATAACGATGCTTCGAATACGAATGCGAATGTCGGCTCGCGTCTGGAAATCTAACAAATCGGCGTACAGCAGCGGGGACGTGTCCCCGAAGCGGTGCCGAGGGGAGCAAGCCACAGCAACAGCACCAGAAAAGGTGGAAAGCTGAAAAATCACGCGTCGGGTGGAGTTTGGTAGGCTGTTATCAGTTCGAAGAAGTCAGATCCGGGGAAAGGAAGGCCCTTATCTTCCATGTTTATTAACCAATAGCTTATGCGCAGGGAAGGATATATTATCGAGGAAATCATCGAATACTCCAATATGTCGGAGGCATTCGATTCGGTACTTCGCGGAACCGGTCGTAAGAGGTCAAGGCAGGGACGGTTCCTGCTTGCCCATAGGGAGAAGATTATCGCCGAACTGACGGCTTCCATTGCGGACGGCTCATTCCGGCTGGGCGGCTACCATGAGAGGGAAATTGAAGAATACGGTAAAAAACGTATTTTGCAGATCCTGTCCATGAAAGACCGCATCGCTGTGTTTGCCATCATGAATGTGGTGGACCGCCACCTGCAAAAACGTTACATCCGGACAACCGGTGCAAGCATCAAAAGGCGCGGTACTCATGATCTGATGAACTGCATACGTACCGATTTGCAAAAAGACCCGGAAGGCACACTTTACGCATACAAGTTTGACATCCGTAGGTTTTACGACAATGCGCGGCAGGACTTTGTTATGTGGTGCTTCCGGAGGGTGTTCAAGGACGAAAGGCTGTTGGTGCTACTGGAGCGGTTTGTTAAGCTGCTGCCGGAAGGTATAAGCTTCGGACTGCGCAGTTCACAAGGGGCAGGAAATCTGCTTCTGTCTGTATTTTTAGACCACTATCTGAAGGATAAGTACGGGGTTCGTTATTACTATCGCTATTGCGATGACGGACTGGTACTCGGTAAAACGAAAGCGGAATTGTGGAAGATTCGTGATGCTGTTCACAGGCAAATGGGAAAAATAGACTTGGAAATAAAGCCGAATGAACGGGTATTCCCTGTAGAAGAAGGCATTGATTTCCTTGGCTATGTTATCCGCCCCGACTATGTAAGATTGCGGAAACGTATCAAGCAGAAGTTTGCCCGGAAGATGCACGAGGTAAAATCGAGAAAAAGACGGTGGGAACTGATTGCCAGTTTCTACGGCATGACGAAGCACGCCGACTGTAATAAGTTGTTTAAAAAATTAACAGGCAAAGAAATGAGAAGTTTTAAAGACTTGAATGTCGCTTACAAGCCGGAGGACGGCAAGAAGCGATTTCCCGGTGTGGTGGTAAGCATCCGGGAACTGGTAAACTTACCGATTGTAGTGAAGGACTTTGAGACCGGTATCAAGACCGAGCAGGGAGAAGACCGCTGTATTGTGGCCATCGAAGTGAACGGCGAAGCAAAGAAGTTCTTCACCAACAGCGAGGAAATGAAGAATATTCTCGCACAAGTAAAGGAAATGCCGGATGGTTTCCCGTTTGAAACGACCATCAAGACAGAGACATTCGGCAAAGGTAGAACCAAATACGTGTTTACATGAGAAGAGTTGAAGGAAGTGCCGGTGTGTCGCTGATGGAATGCACGAACCCGGTTAAAGACAAATGGCGCATCCGCTGGGATGTGCAGGAAAAAGAGAACGGCTCTGCCTCCTACATGGAAGAGGAGTTCGGACACAAGCCTACTGATGAGGAAATCCGCACATTGGTTATGTCATGGTATAACAGCCAGACTGATGCAGCTATCCTATCCGGATTCGCCTATAATGGTGCCCCTGTATGGCTTTCTACGGAGAACCAATACAACTATAAGGCAGCATACGATTTGGCTGTTCAGACGGGCGGAGAGACCCTTCCGGTTACATTCAAATTCGGTTCGGATGAACAGCCCGAATACCATACTTTTAGTCGGTTAGATGAGTTGAAAGACTTCTATACGAAAGCGGTAAGGTATATCCAGAAGATTCTGGCTGAAGGCTGGGAAAAGAAGGATAAGTTCAATTTGGAATTATACAGGATTGAATGATTGAGAATCCCTTCGGGGGAGGGATAAAAAAAGCCCCGGCCTGTTAAAAATCATCTCACCTACTTTTAACTTAAACGCATCCAGTGCGCACGACCGGGGGCAATGCCCTCGCCGCGCACTGGATGCGTTTTTTAATCAAAAGTAAGTGAGATGTTGCAAATGTACAAAATTTAACTGGATATGAAAGTAATTGAGATACTAAAATTGAACAGGGAGCTTTTAAAAACATGCCATTACATGGGCATACGACCCGATGATGTGCAATATATAGAACTATATAATGAATATAACAAGTTGCAGATCAATGGGGAAAAAGTGTCTTATATCGTAGCAATGCTTTCCCTACGATATGGCATCAGTGAGCGAAAGGTGTATGACCTGATCAGGCGTTTTAAAACCGACTGCAATTTGTGTGCAGTGTAATCAGGACTTCCTCCCACTAAAGGCAAACTCCCCTACCCTACCTTTGTATCGCAATAAATAACATTCATATCATGAACAAGTATTATCAAATCTTAGGCAAGGTGCTTTCGTCCGGAAAGATGCAAAGCAATAAAAAAGGGAATATCCGCTACCTGCTGAATGAACAGCTGACGCTGCTCCCAGCCGACCTTCTTGATATATTCGAGGGGCATACCATAGCGCGGAAGAAGTTAAAAAACGAGCTACAACTGTTTATGAGAGGCGAGCGCAACGTGGAAAAATACAGGGAGGCCGGAATCAACTGGTGGGACTACTGCGGCTCTATCCTTGTGAACAGCTACCCAACCTATTTTGAAAAACTGCCGCCACTCATCGAACGCATAAACAGGGAAAAAAGGAACAGCAAAAACTATATATTGTTTCTCGGATCTACAGGAACAGAAAGCAACCAGGCTCCATGCCTTAGTCTTGTTCAGTTTCAGATAGAGCAAGGAGAACTGGTCATGACCGCCTATCAGCGAAGCAGCGATGCGAATTTAGGACTGCCGGCAGATATTTATCATTTGTATCTAATATCAAGACAGATTGAGTTGCCGCTAAAATCCATCACCCTGAATCTGGGGAACGTGCATATTTACGAAAACAACATCGACAAAACAGAACAGCTGCTTGCCGGCAATGAAAATGTAAAATTTGAATTGAACGTATGAGAAAGATGTATCTGTCAGCCCCTCTCCCATTTGTCGGGCAAAAGCGTATGTTCGCCAAGGAATTCATGAAAGTGCTGGAGCAATATCCGGATGGGACATTGTTTGTTGACCTGTTCGGTGGCTCCGGATTGTTGTCTCACATTACCAAATCCCTCAAGCCCCACTCTACTGTTATCTATAATGACTTTGATAACTACCGCTTCCGCATGAAGCACATTCCGCAAACGAATCAGCTGCTTGCTGACATTCGCGAAATGGTAGGGAATTCCGTACCACGTCATAAAATCATTAAAGGAGAACTGCGTGAACGAATATTCAGCCGCATCGAGCAGGAAGAGAATAGCACCGGATATGTGGATTTCATTACCCTCTCCTCCTCTATCTTGTTTTCCATGAAATACAAACTGTCTGTTCAGGATATGCGGAAGGAAGCTTTATACAACAATATACGCAAGACCGGCTACCCGGAATGTACGGACTATCTCGAAGGGCTGGAAATCGTATCTTGCGATTACAAGGAAGTATTCAACCGGTATAAAGATATTCCTGGAGTAGTATTTCTTGTTGATCCGCCCTATCTGTCCACTGACGTAGGAACCTATAACATGTACTGGAATATGGCAGACTATCTGGATGTGCTGAATGTACTGAAGGGGCATTCATACGTATATTTTACATCCAACAAATCTTCAATTCTGGAGCTGTGCGAATGGATAGGTAAAAATAGGGATTTAGGTAATCCTTTTGAAAACTGCACAAAGGTGGAATTCAATGCTCACATGAATTACAACTCTTCTTACACAGACATGATGCTTTACAAGAAAGAGGCTGCCTGATTGCGTTTACTTTGCCTGTATTGAACAAAAAAGCCGCAGACGGCAATTTGTACGTCCGCGGCTTTTTTTGTCTAATAAAGACGGCTATTGCAGCCGCTTGATGGCCACACACTGATATACCTCAATACTTTCCACAATATCCTCATGGTTGTGATTGGTATCACTCTCCACCAGATCCAGCTCCAAAAAGGTCTCGCCTCCCAATCCGGCAAGCTGTGCATGAATCAGTCCGGGCAGGTCAAACACCTTCAGCGCATCCTCCTGCAGCTCGCTTCCATCAGCACTCGAACCTTCCCAGTCTGTCACGATGTGCAGCTTGATCAAAGGTTCTGCACGGTACTCCACACCGGGAACAATCGCATTCCACTGTATAGGGCAGAATTCCACAAATACAGCCGGACGTTCCCAGTTCTCTTCCTGCTCAATGAATTCCACGTTGTGATTCCACAGGTCTATGTGCTTTATAAGGTCAATGGTCTTCAGTTCGCTGCAAAGCAGCCGGTAAAGTTCTTTTCTCATCTTCTTATGATATTATATTCAATGGTAAAATACTCTGTTAGGTTCTCTTCTACAATCTCACGGACGGCTTTTTCCACTTCAGGCGATGTGCCGAGGAAACGGCGTCGGGGAATCCTGATGGTGCTTCCTTCTTTCTTTAAAGCCATGAACATCCAAAAATCGGCTTCTGTATCAAGCCGGGCATTTCGTTTGTCTTTTCGCAGTTTTCCGTCCTTCCTTCTCCCGAACGACCCGGTGGCCTCATAATACTTATGCCAGAAGAAACGCTTCATTCGCCCTGTCACCACTATTTCACCACCATCATTATGAATGGCCGCATAGGGAAGAGTAGTAAAGAAGGTAATGCTGTTTACCGTCGTCCGGCTCCCAATACTTTTCCGAAGCGCCCCGGTATCTGTCAGTATGGCTCTGCCTTCATCCCGGATGGGACTTTTCCGTCGCTGCCATTTCTCACTGAAAAAAGCCTGCCGCTCAAAGTTCTTGTCAAACTCATCGCTCATTTCCACCTGAATGTCTTTCAGTATCCGGGCCACTACTTTTTTTACATCTTCATTCATTCCCAGTCAAAGTTAAATTTCAATTGTACCGTATCGTCCGGCAAATCATTTTTAGGGTCTGCGGACGCTTTAAGCATATTGTAGAATGTACGCTCACTAATAGCATACACAGGATATATGTACCGCCGCCATATTTCACGGTTCGGTACACCGTGACTGGCATAATGGTCATATATCCTGTTTACTTCTACTACACGCTTCTGATAACTGACTCCGTGCCGCTTTCCCATATAGGTTTAATCGTTCATAGACGGTTCTACTTTAGGTTTATAGGGACGGATGTCAAGCGTCATTTTTGCGCTTACCGTTACCCGGCCACTTCCTTCACACTGTCTGCAGACTTCCTCAATGGTTTCGCTTCGCTTCTTTCCAAAGATCCGAGAGGGATATTCTACAACTTTCTTTACTTTACCTGTACCGTGGCAAGCACGGCACAGGGCTACTTTCGGAGATTTCTCCACTTCTTGTATCATAGTTCTATTATTTATGATTCTGTCATTCCCAGAGGGATAGGTTTCCACATTCCGTTTTCGTTCTTGATTTCAGCACGGATAAACTGTTTGCTCACTTCCGGCTGGTAGGCTTCCTCAATGATACGCACACCTTCAATGAAACGGTCATCTCCGGTTTCCATGGCCACTTTACGAAGCTGCACGATGCGTGAAGCCTTCAGGGTTCCCTTGGCATCACGGGCCAACAGACGAAGTACCATGCTCACCAGTGCCTTGGTCTTTTCATCTTTGGCCAGACCTTCTATGTATTCCTTCACAATGGCTATACCGTCTTCCACCGTGTCACGGTAACCGTCGGTCACATACACACCCAGCGTGATTCGTTTGTCGCCTTCACTGTTAGTAAAGGTATGGCTGCGCTGGTCATCCTTCACCTTGGTCTTGAAAAGGTCTGCCTTCATTTCCAGAATGGTTTTGAAGTTGTCCATCACAGTCTGCTTGCTTGCCTTGATCTGCTCACTGATGCCCAGCAGTACCGGAATGGAGTTTGCTATCTCCTCATCCACCATCTGTTTGTACATTTCGCGGTCATTCTTGGCTTTTTCCTCTGCCGCTTTCTTTGCTTTTTCTCTCTGGAAGGCTTCAAATTCCGCCTTCTCCTCTGCCGTCATTACCACGGTCGTTTGTTTCATTTCTTCCATGATTCTTGTTTTTTGGGGTTATTGGTTTTCATAATCCTGCATTTCAGGTTCGTCTTCCATCAGCATAGCCTCTCCGTTGGCGTATGCCCAGTCAGCCAGTTCACTATAAAACTCGGCTGCATCTTGCTTCTCCATATCAGAGGCAAGCAGATTGATTTCCTTTTTCAGATTCTCTAAAATCTTTGTGTTTCTATTTTCCATATCCAATCAGTTTGCCGGAGCATCAGGGTCAATCTGAATGAGTGATACCACGCTCACGGGGTTAATCGTTTGCTTTTCTTTCTTGGGCTTCAAGCCGCCTTTCCGTTGTATGGACCGAAGCTTTACCGCCAGCTCCTCCAGTTCGTCCACCGTAATCTGTCTGAACGCCTTGCCGGATATTCGGGGATTACTGCAGAAGTCATTGATTCGTGCCCAGTCGGATGTATCTATGCCCAGTTTCTGCATCAGGTTCAGACAGAGACTCCGTTTCCGCCGCAGCTCCTCACGTAGTTTCTGCCGCCATTCGTCTTGTCCGCTCAGCTTCTCCAGGGCAGTACAACAAACTTCATACTCCTTGGCCGTCATTTCCTTCAGACTGTCTGTCCGGTTCCACGTGTACTGCAGCACGATTTGTTTTTTGAATTCCTCCCGATCGCCCTGATAAGGCAGTTTGTTGAACAATGCATAGAACCGGGCGAAATTGGTTACTTCCTGTGCCAT